TCATGAGATATTAGATATTCAATTTCATCATTATATGTTTCAAACTTTTGTGGTTCATGTTTGAGAACAAGACACTGAATGTCCAACTCAGATAAGTGTCCCTGTTTCATCAATTCATCAGTTCTTGTTACCTTATATGATGGGCCAAACACTCCTTCTAACACCCACTTATGCGTCTGTGTGCCGTCTAAAGTACCTGTGAACCCAAATCTATACTTTGCATGGTGTAATTTAGTCATAATTTGTATAAGAGACTTGCTCTTGAATAAATGAGCTTCATCACCTATAATGACATTATAATCTTCAAAAAAAGATCTATCCAACTTGTAAATAGATTGCCACGTTGTAATTGTAACTGGCATATCATTACTTTTTTCTCTACCTGAATATATTTTGTGACAGTATGCTTCCGAATCCCATCCATAATCCTCAAAATCCTTATATAACTGCTCTACTAAAGATGTCGTTGGTAGAACTAGCAATATTTTTTCGCCTTGAGAATGATAGTATCTCACGATTGAGTAAATCATCAGAGATTTTCCAGAAGCAGTTGGGCTTATCAATAATTTCCTGTTATGTTTTAGCGCACCATATACTCCCTCGACCTGATACTTCCTTGGACTATAGCGAGTAATTGCTTCCATATATCCTTTGACACCTTCATACGTGATGTCTTCATTCTCTTCATATGGAGCTCCGTAAAATTTATTATCTTCAAATTTATACGTGTAATTATAATTATCACAAAACTGCACAATCTTATCTAACAGACCAACATAGATCTGTTTTGATCTCATATCAAATAAATGTATTTCTCCATTCCAATTTTTGCCACGATACTGTGGCATGAACTTTGCATTCGGAACTTCAAAAGTAAAATGATCTCTTAGCTCATATTCAATGTGAGGTTCTGTTTTTACTTTTAAAAAAACTTCGTTGGATTTGGATATAATAAGATTTGCTGTCGTATCAATCACAAACGTATAATCATCTATGATTATTTATCACATTTCGTGAAACTTATGATCCAAAATACATCGATAAAGATTATCTCTCAAATCCCAAAGATGTTGTTGTTCTTCAACTGGCCTAGCAGGAGCTCCTGGCCAATTTTTAATTGTTTCTTGAACACAGTGATACATCAAATATATATCGTCTATACCGACTTCTAATTGATATGCTGTTTCAAATTCTTCCTCAAAAAATTCGTCTTCCATTATCCCAACCCTGAGTTAAATTTCATGAAATCAATTGCGGCTCGAATCTGGTAAGATCTATTAGCAATCATTTTGTTCAGTATATTATCTATATAATCTAAAATTATATCGTAATACTTAATCTTTAACGAAAATCTTGTGAGTTCCTGATCTGCATCCAGATACTTTTGCATAGTTTCTTTATCCCTAATCTTTTTGGGAAAAGGATTTTCTTGATAGATTTCAGGATCTGCTTTCCCGGAATAAAATTCATATCTTTGATGTCTAATGTTTTTTCTTACCTGCTCAGCCCTCTCTTTCAATAATTTTGTCATATTATATAATTCATAATATTTTGCATGTAACCTGGATGTATTAATTGCTTCCTGATGTAGATTGTCCATATCAAGTTCGGAATCTTTTTCCCACATTTTTTGGACTACCTCAAGATTAATCGCACCCTTATCAACTTCAATAACAATTTCATTCTCAAATCCGATCATAAGTATTCGCCCTTTTCATTACATATCTTGTACATAGTATACTTGAAACCTACCTCTGCTGTAAAGTAGTCTACATCCGTACTTGTAGCATCAAAATCGAGTGTAGTCAACCTATATGGAAATAAATCATTGAAGTATACTTCAAATTTTGGAGTAAAATTGCTACCCAGCACTTGAAGAGTTCCATCAGAATATATGTTTTGAGGGTCTGTAGGATCTCCAACTGGAACTACTCCTCCATCTAATAATTCTCCAAACTCAGAACCCCTTTCCGGAAATCCTAAACCACGTATCCAATTTTGGATTTCCATATAATTTTCTAAATTTTCATCTACTAAGAATGTTATTGTCAAATCACCAAACTCAATTATTTCACCTGGTTGTGGAATTGGTCTGAAGTAGTTTGGTTGAGCAGTTGTTCCCAAAACCAACTCGGGAATATTTGCTTTGTTACAAAAATATGATGACTTTGGAGCTCTAGTCAAAGTAAACTTGAATCCTATCGGAGACAAAAAATTTCTATTTTCAATTTGTCTTGCAAAATTTGCCATTTTATTGAATATTTATGGATAAAAAAAGAGGGTCTCGAAAGACCCTCAGACACTTCCTTCACACGGAACTTATATTATATCACATAAGGTTCTTAACCATTACACGTCTGTAGTAACGGTTGGAGTTCATTGTCAGTCTTCCAAGACCTTGTGCGCCGTTAGCGGTATCTGGACCTTCAGCGAATGGGTTAGCTACCAGACCGTAACGGGTCTTAAAGCCGATCTTAGGCTGGAAGGTGTTCTCTCCAACTGCACGTACCATCTGCAGAGGTACATATGGGCAGTAGAACATGCCAGCATCATAAGGTGAAGAACCCTTATAACCCATGACATAGTACTGAGCACCATTGGATCCTGGGTTTGAACCACCTGAATAAGGATCGATGTATACGCGATACTTGCCTTGCAGTGTACCTGCGAAGGTGTTGCCGGTGTCATCAACGTTCAGGTTTGCATTCAGAGCAGGGGTGTAATCGAGTACACCAGCCATGGTCAGTGCAGAAGCAACGTCTGCTGAGCACATGACGATGTTGCCCTTTCCGCGACGTGTTCTTTGTGCGATTGCGTTTGCATCACGCTCCATCTGGAACAGAAGACCCTTGAACTTCTCAACAGACCAACGACCGTTGGAGTCAACATCGAGGTCAAACAGACCAGCGGTTGCAACGTTGTGCTGTGCGCCAGGTTCAGCAACCTTGTACAGAGTTCTGATGACTTCACGGTTGATTTCAGAAAGAATCTCAGTTGACAGAATGTTTGCCAACTCAGCTTCTGCATTCAGGCCATGAATTGCCTTCAGATCCTGTGCAAGCTCAAGGCTGTATTCTGCCTTCAGTGCTCTGGACTTAGCGGTTACAGTGACCTTCTCGATTGAGAATGCCATCTGGTTGAAGTGATCGCCAGCTGCGCTTCCGAGTGCCTCAGAATCTGCAGTTTGCATACCCTGACCAACTTTATACTGAAGCTGCTGTGCATTTTGTGCAGCTTCGTCAGCGCCAACTGGGTTCAGGACGTTAGGGTTGGATCCTGCTTGTGCAGCAGCACCAAAACCAGCAGCAGCACCACTGGAACCATCAACATAGTTACCTTGGGTGATGTCGCCACCAGCATCTTGTCCAGAGAATGCTGAATCGACTTCGTCGAAGAATGTCTCCGCTCCAGCCTGATTTTCGTAGCGCGAACGCATTGCGAAGATCAGTCCGGTAGGACCATTCATTGGTTGAACGCCTGCGAGGTCATAAGCGACCAGGTTAGGCATAGAGCGTCTGATCAGGGAGATCAGAACTGGATCGAAACCTGCGACAGGACCTGCTGCAGCAGCAGTACCTGAGAAACCAGCAGGTGAACCAGATGCACCGCTATTGGTGTGCATATTTGGTGTTTCTGTAAGCATTGTAGTGCCATTTTCGAATGCACTTTGCTCACGGAGGAATTTTTCTTGGTTTTCGAGCAGGACGGCAGTAACTGCCTTACGGTGGGAATCCTGGATAGGATCAAGACCCTCATGGTTGAGGAGAGGTGCCCACTTTTCCTGCAGATGCTCTGAGTGGAACATTTGCGTTTACCTTTGTGTGACGTTTACGGTTTGATTTAATAAATCAGTTTCAGTTATTTAACTGTGCTTCCCAGTGCTCTGACATATGCACTCATCGATCCAGAATATTGCTGGTGATCATTGCTTACGCCTTCTGACAGGGTTTCAGTTGTTGTAGCTGTAGACTGTTTCTTAGGTGCAAAATATGCTTCCTTTAAAGTCTCCAACTTTTCACGATATTGGGTTTCACTTTCAAACTCTACACTTTCGGCAAGTGAGGCGAGCTTCTCTTTCTGTGTCTGTGCAAGACCTTCAGAGACTTGATCTACGATTCCATCAGCAACAGACTCGGAGAGACGTGCATTCAGGGAAACGTTTTTCTCAATCTGCTCGTTGAGTTTACTTTCCATTTCATCAAGTTTATTTGTCATGCTATGGAGAACATCATATTTATCTTCAGGGATTTCTACATAATGTGCTTCAAAAAGATCCTTCATGCCTGAGAGGAAACTCTCAGTCATGTCAATCTTCAGACCTTTTTCGATGCTGATCATGTTCTCAGTGAACCATTCATCAGCAACGTACTCAAGGTAGGAGTCCACTCTTTCAGTGAGCGCACTCTTCATTTCTGCAACTTCTTCTTCAAATGCTTCCTCATACTTCTGAGTCAGCTGCTCGTTCAGTTGATCGAGCTTAGCGTTGATTGCAGTTTCAAAAATTGTTTTTGCTTTATCTTGGAATTCTTCTGATAGTTCCTCACCCTCAAACAATGCATTGACATCTTCTTCAACGCTATATTCGACAGTGATTTCTTCTTCCTCAGAAACTTCTTCACCTTCTTCTTCAGTTTCTTCGTAGGCAGCTTTCTTCTTCTTTGGCTTGCTTCCACATGAGCCCTCGTCAAGCTCATCTTCTGAAACAACTTCCTGAGAAGCTTCTGCTTCGACTTCGGTTTCTTCAGATTCTACCTCTTCAGGTAGAGCATTTTTCTTATCCAAGGTTGGCATTGGGTCTGCAGCTTTTGCACCCTTTGTGATTATATCCTTCACCTGTTTCAAGGTAGCTGAAGGATCCTTGAACTTGGCGGAATCGTTATCGGGCTTATAGTTCTCGGGGGTAGGACCACCGAGATCTTCAATAGCACCAAGTTGAGTTCCTGGGTCGGCCATTTTTGGCATTGGTTCAGCAGGTTTTGCACCAGCATTTACAGCAGTCTTAGACTGCTTTGTGCTTACTTCCATTTCTTGTAGATCTCCACTGGACATGTTTATTCTCCCAATTTAACCTTTGAATAATCTATATTTATTTAGTAATTTAAAGTTTTGATATAAAATCTTCAAAAAGACTTAATTTATGTTCTTCAAGCGATCTTTGATCAACTAATGTATTTATTCTTTTTTTAGTTTTTTCTGCGAGTTGTTCCCGAAGGATACCACCTTCCCAAACCCATTCTCTCCCTTCCATAATGCCATTAACAAAAGCATCTGGCGCAGAAGGATCAGCAACAATATCAGCAGCTGTTGCTAACTGGAAATCTTCACCAACTTCTTTATATCCATCTTTTGTTTCTCTTAATGAACCAATACCACGAGAAGAGACGCCAAGGGTAACACCATCTTTTAATAAAGACTCTGTAATTTTCCCCATTGGTGTAGAGAGGATTTGTGCTTTTCCAATAAAATTATTTCCTTCTCTATGAAGACTTACGATTTTATGCGAAACTCTATCGAGATTGATAGTTGGACCATCTGGGTGACCCAATTCGCCTAAAGCACGACCTCTATTAATGTAAGACTCGGTGTAACGACCAACTTCTGGTTCCATTACATTCATTCTGTACATTCTTCCATTCCTATTTTTCATCTCTGTCTGCAGGAATGGACCTTGAATAAAGAGTGTTTTTTTGCCATTTACATTTTCTGTAATGACTTCTACGTTCTCTATCTCTTCCCTAATTAGTTTCATTTTCTTAATTTGTAAATCCTACTTTTGCTCCTCGCAGTGATGCACTGCACCAAATAGTATAGGTTGGCTTCTTTTCAATAAACTCAATAGAGTTTGGCATGATAGTAATGGATACGGATTCCGCATCATCATTAATCATTGTCAAAGTTTCTGCTGTAGCAGTGGAGTTAACCACTCTAACAACAGTAGCTGAATCAAAAGTACTGGCAGAAGTACTTAGTGTTGGGATTGGAGACTCATCTCCAATTAGTAAAGTTCTATTCATCTCCAGCTTCCTCCTCTTGCTCTGCCTCTAAATCAAAAGCAGTTTTTGCTACCATTGGTTGGAATGCGTCAACCCTTTGAGTTGCTTTTTGGAATAAAAGCTCTTTAATAGAATCGCTCACTTGGGATGGTGACTCGTCCCGTGAAATCATATCTAATAGCTCATCCATAGTTATAAAATATTAAAGTTTACTAACAGTTATTTATATCTACTTATTCTTAGGTATATTTCTTAGATAAAGTGGATGAATATTTTTATATGGATGTAGATATGGATGGCTATTTTGTAAATTTAATCCACCTAAGTGTGGATGTTTCCATTGATTTTCTATGATATAACTGATAACACACTTCTTTAAATCAGTGTCCATGATATCTTTATATTTCACCACCTTTAGGCATTTCTGGTGCTTTTGTTGCTCTTGCTTGTTGTTCCAAATCTGGTTCTGTTGGAACAGCTCCCATTTCGCCACCACCTGCTGCAACTGCAGGATCATCCATTCCAGTCGGGTCCATAGGCATTCCCGTTTCTGGATCAACTGGTTGATTTGGATCTGGGATAACGCCATCTGCAATTTCTTTTTCAATCATCTTATCCTGTTCAATGATTTCCTCATCAGTTTGACGTAAAATCTTCCTACGTACATAATCTTGTGAGAAATATTTTCCAACATAAGGTTGAGCGGTTTCTAATAATCCAAATCTATCCTGCATCAATTCGGATTCCTTGAGTTCTGAGAAGTGATTGTCATACAAGAAGTCATATTGAATATGCTCTTTCATCTTTTCCCAATCTTCTGGGGTGACTACATTCTTCAGAATTAGTTGAGTTCTCAAAATATCATGGAACATATTTGAGAATCTCTTTCTCAAACGACTTACAAACTTTGTAAATTTTAACTCATCCCTAAGGATTTCAGATGATCTACCCAGATTAAATCCACCTTCTCCGTCCATACGCGACGGCGGAACATTAAGGGCCCGGTAGAGTTTTTTCTTAAAGTATTCAATATCTGTGATTTCTCCGAGGTTTTGACCTCCAGGCAGAGTAGTAATTTCAGTTCCACGTCCTCCCTCCCTTCTAGGGAGCCAGAAGTCCTCAAGCATAGACATGAACTTTTTGTCATCTCTGATCTCTCCTGTTGATGCGTCATATACAAGTTTATTTCTGTAACGCATCATTACATCACGCAAATACTGCTCTGCTTTTACTTTAGGCAAATTGCCAACATCGATGTAAAAAATACGACGCTCTGGTGCTCTTGACAATCTATAGATTACCAAACTATCCTCAATCATTCTGAGTTGATTGAGAGATTTAATTGATTTGTGAAGATAAGAAAGAGTAGTTCCTTTGTTTCTATCTACCAAACCAGATGTGCAATATGTGATGGAATCTTTTGCAATACGAATACCTTTTGTTGTATTTGTTTGCATTGGGTTTCCAGTCCCAGTAGATTTGGGGTTATAGATGAAATATTCTTCTATTTCTGGAAAATTATATTCCATTGGATTTTCATCTCTCAGCATATTACTACTAATAAGCTGATTATACTTATCTTTTTCCGTTTTCTTTTGCTGCCTAACATACCGCATTTTCATTGGGTCTATGTAACGCAGCTCTTGAATACCATCTTGTGGATTTTTTAAATCAATAATTTTATGGTAATACAATCTACCATCAACATACCAATTTCTATAAATTTCGTGAGACTTTTTATGAAAATCAAGCATATCAAGGATATGCCTAAATTCTTCTCTAATAGTCTTCTTTATACCATCACTGGCTTTAAGATTTGATAGTTCAATTTCTATTGGACTATCATTTTGATCAGAAACAATTGCTTCATTTACGATATCTTCGATTGCAGTATCAACCTCTGGGTGAAGAGACATCTCGCGATATCTTTTTATTAGATCAAATTCTGTCTTATAAACACCTTCGATATCAAGATACGAACCAAAAAAACCACTACTCATATAATGGTCAACCCCGTCCTCATTATTTGGAGGAACGGGGGAGACCGCTGATTTACTCAGCTTATCTTCATTATCATCAATTGAAAAACCAAAGAGCCTTGCCATTATTTAATAGATTTGTTTTCTACTATTTATATGGATTCCCAATAGTTAACTTGCAGCTCTACAGTAAACTCTTCAATTGCATTTGTTGATTCATAGTTCAATTCAATTGCACCAAGATTGGTTGGGAAAATATCATGGAACTTGTACTTCTTAATAGTTTTCAATCCACTACCATTCAATTTAGTTAGATCAGATTTAGCATCTCCACCTCTACCGAGTTGATGTACTGTTGCTTTTTTATAGTAGGAGTCTGGTTTTGCATCACCAGAAGCATCAGTATATTGTGCAATTTTTTGCATCCAATCTTCAAATCTTTCTCTAACGTTGAAATTTTGATCATTAATGACTGTAATTGTCCATGGCTCAAATGTTCTGTCGCCTGCAACCTTCAAAATTCTACCTCTAAAAGGAACATCAATTGATGCAATTACAGATGCTGGAATTTGTGCTGCCTTACAAAGATATGAAAATTGATCATTTCTTGTAACATTGGACTCTTTAGCGTCAGTCAGATCTTGACCAGTAAGATCATCCTCAATGGGATCATTAAAAAGATCTGTGAATTCAACATAGAATAGATTGGGGCGGGCACCTCCTCCACTTAATTTTGTTTTAAAATCCGTAATACTACTTTTTCCTGCGTGCTCATCAGCTTGTGTATTAGTCTCAGTGGCCATTTTTTTTCTCCTTTAATTTGTGTTGTTAATTTTAAGTATCAAACTCGACCTATAACTTCTTCAAAGTCAACACCAGTTCTGGTGGCAACAAATGTTAATGTAATATAGTTAATTGACTTTGTTGGTTTTAAGAAGATATCTGCTCTAAACTCATTATTATCAATAACATCTGGAGTATTGTTTGTGACATCACAAATAACTCTAAAATCAACTAATCCACGCTTTGCCTGGATATCACGAAGATATGGTTCAACAATGTTAATAAATCCGCTTCTAGTTGTATCATCATTAAGCTCGAATAATTGTGCCTGTGCAGCACCATCTAGAGCCTGTTCAATTGTTAAGAACAAACGACGAACATTTATTCTATCAAATGCAGATGGATATGATAGAGCAGTTTTATCTCCAAATAAGAATGTTCCTTTACCAGTTTGAGTGATAACAGGGTTAATTCTATTTGGATATAAACGATCTCTATCTGTCTTAGATGGGTTATATGCCAACTTAACTGCATTATTCAGAGTTCCTCTATTCTCTCCTGCAGGAGAGAACCATGGGAATGAGTCAATATTTGTTCTAGACATGATTCCTGCAATGTCTGGATTGCAAGGAAGGTAACAGAATTTATTTGCAAAT